CATGGCAGCGGTAAATTGATTAATATTGAAAGCCATTATCGTCCTCGCACTGCCTGACGACTCTCTCGCCAAACACTGTTCTTATTTGCCTTAACAAATCTTTCGGTTGGTAAAAATAGAGCCATGTCCCATTCGGTGGAATCTATCAGTACGAATCTTGACCTCACATGATTCTTTAAATATCTTTTAACACAAGGCTTAAAAAAACGAAATTTGGCGGCTGATTGTAATATCTCATATGAAAGTCTAAGTCTTGTATTCTCATCATATCTTTTATCAGTTGTCAAATCATATAGACCATCCATCAGTCTTGCTCTAAGCTGAGGTGGTAGATAATGTAAGTTTAAACCTAGGAATCCATCTTCAAGCGGTTTCAGCATAAAGATCAATGGAAACTTATCATAATATGGTAATTCTCTTTTTGTTTTGGGGTCATAAAAGAACATGTACATTCTACCAACACCGGATTGACCTTGAATCGGTCTTGATAATAATGCGCTACCGCCTTCCTTCTGAGCCGCACCACGAATTAATGCATTTGGAGAAATACGAGTAGAGGAAGCCCTCTCTCTAAACCATTCTCGAGATGCATTTGTTCGTGCTGGTATTTGATTTTCCTTTACACCTTGTGCAAGGATTCGATCAAAAACGTATGCGACCATGAAAACTCCTTTTCATTATTTATAATGATTCACTTGATATTGAGTTCTCGTTCCGTAAAGATTACAAACTTGTATCCACGATCCTTACACCAATCTTCGGCATAATCCCATTTGTATTTGTTGATTGCATATGTTTTGACTTCATTAAGATATTTTTTAGTCATACGTGTTTGCGGCCGTGGTTCTTTTGTCTGATGACTAGGTTTAATCTCGACCACCCATGTTTCCACAATACCAGATGAATTACGTACCTTTACCAGAAAATCGGGAAAGTACCTATGCATTCTACCATCTATTGGATTCTTATATGGTATGAAAAACTCTTCGGATTGCCATTGTAAAACATCTTCTCTTAAATCACAGAAGTTCATAAACTTGAGTTCCCACGAGCTACGATAGATGATATTCGTGGGATCACCTTTATATTTGCTGGTATTTCTTGGTTTAAAGCGACCTTTGAGGCTTGCCATTATAAATATCTTAAAAGGTCTAAAGGATTATTTATATGGGCACCCAAGCATCTCCTATCATACCAAAAAGAAATGAAGGCGCTGCAGTTCGAGGTACAGCGCTTGCTTCCAAACTGCGAAATGATGGTGCGAAGAGTTTAAGATTTCCCGATGATATTGCCAGCCTAGATCATTGGTGTGCAATTAGAGTCTTTGCACATAAATTAATGCAAAGACAAGATTCTCCAATCAATGATGATTATTGTAGAATCTTTTTGCCCATGCCTGCAAACCTTGCTACTGGATATAGCCATGGCTATAATGCAGAATCATTAGGCCCAGAGGGAGCTGTTGCAGCACAGGCTGGAGCCGCAGTTGCTGGCGATGTTCGTAGAGGTAAATTTGATGCTAAAAGTCTTGTTGATCAAATTAAAAAAGATTCAGATGTTAAAGGCTTTATTGCTGCAGCAGCTACAAAGGTCACAAACGTTGCAGAAAATACACCCGTCCTACAAAATATTACAAAAGGTGCATTAGGTGGAGCTGGCATCGCAAGGAATCCGTTTATGGCTCTTATTTATGATGCACCGGCAATGAGAGAACATAGTTTTTCTTGGAAGTTAGTGGCAAGAAATTATAAAGAATCACAATCAATTTATGATATTGTGAGAGTTCTAAAATATCATGCCGCTCCAGATCGTGGTACACCTGGCCAGGTTGCTGGACAGTCTGTTTTTCTATCTTATCCAGACCAGTTTGATGTTGATTTTCATTACGATGATTTTCTTTATAATATGGCTCCATCTGTATTAAAATCCATTTCTGTAAATTATCATCCAGATGGCCCAATGTATCATACAAGTCAGGATGGTAAAAAGGCACCAGTATCAGTTCAATTAGAGCTATCATTCCAGGAGACATCTATCATCACACGTGGTGATATTCAGGCAAGCGATAGATAAAAATGGCACATTTTTTCCAAAATCATCCACAGATTAACTATGATCTGTTAAAAAATAATAAGCCAAGAACAATCCAAAATCCTTTGGTCCGATATAAGATTAAGGATATATGGAGAGACAGAAGCGCAGTATATTATCGGCACGATATTGAGGAAGGTCAGACTGCACAATTTATTGCTCATAGATATTATGATGATGTAACTCTCGATTGGATCATTTATGTTGTGAATGATATATTGGATCCATACTATGATTGGCCTCTAGATTATCAGCCATTTATTAATTTCATTAAAGCAAAATATACTACAGTTGAATCTGCACTAAATACGATCCATCATTATGAATGGATCTATCAAGCAAAACAAGTCCTTTATGATAACACAATTGTACCAGAAAAGAAAATAATTGTCGATGCAACTACCTATGCTGGTTTGCCAGTTGATTCCAAGCGTGAGGTATCTAACTATACATATGAACAGGAATTAAATGATGCAAAAAGAAATATTCGGATTTTAAGATCTGAATATATTGATATTTTTATATCTGAAGCTGAAAGTATTTTTGAATAATGGCATCTTTAGCATCACAGCGGTATAATGCGAAAAATATAGATCTCGCTGAATGTAATCTATTTAATTTTCGTAAAAATGCCTTAAACATTAAAGATATAGTTATGGGCATAGATATATTCCATGATCTTATGGATAATGGGATTTATTGTGAACTCGTAATTACGGATGCTGTGGGGCTTGTGGAATTTCTACCAATCGTTGGTGATGAAACTCTTTCATTGAAATTAGGAACACCAGGTTTTTTAGATTATCGTACATATATTTTTAGAATCTATAAAGTAAGTAATCGTAAAAAAGGTGCGGAAAGAAACGAGACATATGTTTTGTCCGGTGTTTCACAAGAGGTTATTAATAATCATCGACTGTCGGTAAAGAAATCCTATAAGGATTTAACAGCAGATGTAATCACAAGAAATATCTACGATGAGTTTCTTAAGCCAACTGAGGCTGAACATTATATTGTAAAAAAGAAAAATCTAAAAGTTCAAGATAGTTTACAAAATTTAAATCTTAATTTTCCAGGTGAAAAACCTTTTACTGCAATTAATATGGCAGCAAGAGAAGGCAGGGTAAAGTCCGGTTCAAATCTCAGCACATATAATTTTGCAGGTAAATTAGATTCATCTGAAAATTTAAACGATAACAGTGAAGCATCTAATTTTGTATTTTATGAATCGTATGATGGTTGGAATTTCAGAACCATTGATAGTCTCATGCAAGGTGAGGTATTTGAAAAGTTTTATTTAAGTGAGGCATCCACCGAAAAACCACTCACAGATGGTGGTGATGTAATTCACCCTCGGCAACTCATTGAAGATGTACGAGTTTTAAAACAATTCGATACGATTGAAAATATCGAGAATGGTTTATACAGCCATGATATTGAAACGATTGATCCGATTCTAAAAAAGTTTACCGAAGTTACATTTACATATGATACAGATGCAGAAAATTTCTCACACTTGGAAAAGAAACCTAACGAGAAATTATATGCAAAAAATTCTGTATTTAAGAAGGTATCAAAATCGTCCTACAAATATTTTATACCATCTAATATTGGTGATCCACGACAGGTGACATATGTAAAAGAAAAAGTATACGATCCATTCTTTGCCAATCCGGCAGTCGAAACAGATCAACAAATAAGAAACCCTCGTAAACTTCATGAGTTTTTATCATATGATGTTTTATCTCGAGTTCAATTAAACAATATTGTAATTGAGGTTACAGTTCCAGGAAATAGTGATCTTGAGGTTGGGCAAATAGTAGAACTTACACTGCCTCAGAATACAGAAGTGCAGGAATATTTACGAAGAGCAAATTTACTTTATAACAAAAGGTTTTTTGTAACAGCTGTGCGTCATACAATTAATGTTCAGGATATGTCTTTTTTTACTACTATGGAATGTGTGAAAGATATTTATGGTAAAAAAGTCGAAGAAGAATCTAGAGAACCTTTACCACCATTGGATGATTTTTAATGCTTAATATGGGAACTCAATTTATTTGGTGGATGGGTGTAGTCGAGGATCGTAATGATCCTTTACAGTTGGGACGTTGTCGTGTAAGGTGTTATGGATTTCATTCCCAGAGCAAAGGTGATACACCAACCGATAACTTACCATGGGCACAACCCATTCAAGCTATTACATCTGCCGCAATGGGAGACGTGGGCCAATCGGCAACCGGTCTCGTTGAGGGATCATGGGTAGTTGGTTTCTTTTTGGATGGTGAGGAAGCACAAAGGCCCGTGATTATGGGTTCCATTGCTGGTATACCAACCGAACAAGGCAATCCCAAACTTGGATTTAATGATCCAAACCCAAGACCAGATGATCCAAACACTTCGATCTACCCACGTGACACAGTTACAAACGAGACTGCTAGACCTGATACGAATAGACTTGCCAGAAATGATAGTCATCCAATGCTATCTTTAAAGGATACCTCAGCCACATTGGAAGTTCCTATTGCCAACCAAGATCCGAATACTGTATTTTGGAACGAGAGAAAAACCACCGATCTTACAAGCAAAGAAGTTGCTAGATATAATACCTCTTATCCAAAGAATCATGTATACGAGAGTGAGTCAGGTCATATTAAAGAGGTAGATGATACTACAGATGCCGAACGATTACAGGAATATCATCGTGCCGGCACTTATGCTGAAATAGATGCTGATGGTACAAAATCGACTCGGGTGGTAGCAAATAACTACGTTGTCATTGCTGGATCTGATTATGTGAACATTAAAGGCAGCTGTCATGTAACGATTGACAGTAATTGTTTTACTTATATTAAAGGTAACTGGGACATTCAAGTTGATGGTAATAAGACAGTGGTTGTAAAAGGAAATCATACTGAGACTGTTTCTGGTACTCAAACATCAAACG